GGGAGTGCCGTCTACTCAGTTACCACAGCGTAATGTCGCACAGTCTAGCATAAGTGACATACAGACACCTCAGACACAACAGCTGACTCCTTCACAAATGCTGATATAATCGGTGAACCAGCCATGAGCAACGCTTTATAAAACATACCTTTAGCACTGTTGCCATCAGGAGAAAACTTCATACTTGAGGTGACCGTAAGTGAAAGTTAAAGTTAACAGTCATTTTAGTATTAGTATCGGGGATGTTAAGGGGGTACCGCCTAAACGTAAGCATAACACTTTGTCAGCTGAGTATAAGTATTTATTGCAAGGGTTACTTACAGTAGGTCAGTCATACAAAGCACCATATAGTGGTTATACGGTTTCATTTACACCACCGTCAAATATGTATTTCGTACTTGTCAACAACGGTGTTGCAGTAGCACGTATACCAGCAAAACTTATATCGTATAACGAACAGTTCAGTACTGTTAATACGTCTACGTGTCAAAATAACTTGATATCATGTAACTTGAACAATATGACGTTTACACTAGAGTATAGTGCGACGGACGAAACGAATGATACCTATACGTTTGACGAGGTACAGTTATGGGCTGACAATGAGTATATGATTGCGTATGCTGTAGTAGGTACTACTACGAAGAACGCAAATACATTTATACGTGTGTCATGGGACGCTGTGGTCACAATTGACTCGGATAACGTATTGTACATACCTGGTTGTACTAACTTTTCGTTTACGTTTAACTTCCAATTACAGCTTAATAACTACCAGCCCCTACTTTGTTTGAACATACCGTATATCATAGTCGCACTTACATTAATACCGTATAACGTAATGCCACAAAATACGTTCCTCTATACTCAACTATCTACGTTATTACAGATACTTAACATACATACGTCAACTGGTAGTTCTAATGTATTGCCTACACAACAACTACAACTACAAGGTGTACAGTACTACGTAGTAGCTGGTATAAATGGTAATACGGCATATCCCATATCACAACCGTATATCCTTACTAATACACAACAGTCGCCTACAATTTCGTTATTTCTGTTATACGGCATAAATAACAACTACTTTATATACACTACGTCATTATCCGTCACCGTGCAATATTTTAAGCTATATATACCGACACTTGTAATTAATGTAATAGAAGAGTAATGTCATTTCTACTAAGCATTGGTCAAGCATTCTTTTCAGGATTATCAGCTATTACGAGTGGTGTAACGTCAGACATAACAAGTGTAGCTAATGGTATAAATACGTCAATCAATGTATTTGCAAAGTTCTTACAACAACTACCGTCAGAGCTTGCGACGTTTTTCGAGAGCATACCTGGTGCTTTAATAGGCTTTGCACAGGCATTTGGAACGTACCTATGGGATGGTTTACAGCGTATTGCAAACGGTCTTACTACTATTATGGCTCCCGTCGAACGCGGACTTGAGACATTAGGGTCTACTATAATTAACGCACTGTCGACAATATGGAATGACTTAAAGGCATTCGTAAGTGACATATATAATACTGTCACGTCGGCAATAAACGGTATAGTTTCGTTTGTCCAACCTTTTATAAATGACTTTAAGAATGCCCTTACAGCTTCGTATAACTTTCTGTTAAACGTAATGAATGACATATATAGTGCCTTCACCGTAATAGGTAACTTCTTTCTTGACTTGCCTACGTTCTTTGAAAACGCGTCTAACTACCTTAATTCGTTATTTACTGACCCTGGCAACCAACCTAACCTACTCACAATGGTTCCAAACCTAGTAGCAAGTGAGGTGTCGCGTATTGCTGGAGCTTTTCCTGACGTAGTAGCGTATAATACTTTCATGGAAATGATGCCTAAAATCGTGAGCGGTATAGCTAACTCTCCCTTCTTTGGCAACAGTGCTAAAGGTATGTTTTATAAAGCGTTGCTCATGGCTGGTTCACCGATTATATCAGCATTTGTGTCTATATTTACGAAGTCATTGTTACAGTCGTTATTCCCAACTACTCAGACTAGTCAGACAGTACAAAGACCATCTCAACCACAAGTACAATCTCCTATGGGAGTGCCGTCTACTCAGTTACCACAGCGTAATGTCGCACAGTCTAGCATAAGTGACATACAGACACCTCAGACACAACAGCTGACTCCTTCACAAATCGAAGTGCAACTTGAAAGACCTAATGTGACTGGAGTATTTGCCCAAGATATAATTGGGATGGGTACGCCAGGAGGTGGTACGGCTACATTGGTATCTGGTTATATCAACTTCCAGAACAGTATTAAACAGTTCGAAGACACGTTTGACATCACGGCTAACTTCTTCATGAAGTTGATACAGTCGTTACAAACTGAGTTTACACAAGATATGACGGTTAATGTATCGGTGACGTTACTCGAAAACATATACCAGATGAGTCAGACGATTGAAATAGTACCGTCTGTCGACGCTACAGCTGTCATACTACCACCTAATATATCGTTCTGTAACCCGTCACAAGTACCGTCTCCTTCAGAGTCATCAAGTGTTACTCAAAATGAAATAGGTGTGACGGCTACTGTTGATGTTGCAGAACAGCTATGTATACCTCCGTATGACTTTTTGACTGACACACTAATAGAACAGTTCGGTGTAATATCTGGCATACTCAGCAACTTTTCCGACATCATAGCTGAAATAATTCAGTTCCAGTTCGGCATAAAATATCAAACTTCTTTGTCTGACGCAATTACTGAGGCTATTCAGTTCTTGTATGGTATACCGTTTAGTACTTCTTTGTCTGACAGTGTCTCACTTCAATTACAATTCACGTCTACCGCACCTCCATCGGAGTCATACACATACTTTACACCAGTCGACGTAGCAGTGACCTACACGATAGAACAAGTTGGGACAGGTTCTTATAGCGGGACACTTAATTATTCAGTGAGTGGGTCGTAATGAGTAGCAATTTAGCATACTTGGTTTATGAGGCGATGACCTCAGGCATCAGTAGCGTGTCATTCTATTTCTTGGACACTAACAATAACAAACATGGGGCTAATGTGCTGGTACCTTTGACAAATACGTATTACTACTTTGATGATAGTGATGCTGTTTACACCGCGACCTCGTTTAATATTGCTGTTAATAACACCACTATCCTTACTGTCACGTTGAACAACGTGCAAAAGACGGCTAACACGACGTTGATAGTGGTGATAACGCTTAACATTAGTATAAACTTACCAGGAAACTTAGGTACGTTGGTGACGCAAGCTATACAGGGTTTGTTCGCCGGTTTAAGAATCAACCTAGGATGTAGTGCTACGGCATACTACACAATAACGAACGAAGCTACTAACCAACAATCGACGGGGTCTGTCGGTTTGTCGTTTAGTCTTACCAGTGACAGTCAATTTACAGCATCGGGGAGTATTTCGTACGGTCAGAATGAAGTCGTTTCAATTACACAGATTGTTATTTCATGCTCATATGCCGGAGTCCAGGAGAATATACTGACATCAACACTTAACAGTAGTGAATGTACGAATTCATCGGGTTGTACGTTCACCGTAACCATAACCTTCACGTCATGACTATAAAACATATAACTCTCTTTTCCTTACTTTTAGATATGAAAAAGAAGTTGGATGCTAAAGTCAAGGCAGACGTAAAAGTTTACCTCATCCCCAAAGACCAGCTCCAGTTCGATGAAAACGGAAAACCGAAACTTGATGATAGATACCTGGTTTTTCAGAGTAAGAAGAAAGGTGATTGAAATGGTTCAAAAGCTTGTGCTTAGGAATGAGGTCGTAAAAGTCAAGGGTCGTGTTAAGGCAATTACTATTAAGAAAGAGGAATTCGATAAATTCTTACAGATAAGAAAGCTTAAGATTCTAGACAAGGAATATGAGGCTCTAATGCCACCATTAGATGATTTACAAAAGAATACTATAGACATTAATGGTTTAGCGACGATGGTACAACAGTTTATAAGTATAATAACTACTAATAATGGTAATACAAATCGGACGACTCCAGCATTTAATGGAGCCGTAACAGGGAACTCCAATATGACGCTATTATTCTGAATATATGTTATAAACCCGCCTAAACCACTCGAAGGACAATTACCTCCACATGAAAAATTACAGTTACCACTATTGAAATAGACAACGCCAAGATTTGGATTACCACAAACCACATATAAGTTAATATTTATATTATTTTGTAACGTGGGAGTAAAAGGTAATAGATATGGAGGTATATTTTGGAACTCAATCATCCATACTATAAAAAGATAAGAATCACTAGTTTTCGTAAAACTAGCACTTGTATAAGCAATACGTACTGTATTAGTATAAAAAGTAAATGTGCCACCTCCACAGGAGCCCTTATTATCTACCAGATAAGCTGATGCATATAACTCTAGCTGTGTTGTAGAATATGCACTATTCGTAGTATCAAAACCCACATAATAGTATTGAAATGTATAACTATTATTTTGTTGAAGGATTTGTATATATACTGTGACACCTTGGGAGTTAAGACTAATACCATTAGTATAGGAGAGGGTCATATTGCCTCCTGAAGTTGTGAGAACCATTTCAGCTGGAGTCGTCCGATTTGTATTACCATTATTAGTAGTTATTATACTTATAAACTGTTGTACCATCGTCGCTAAACCATTAATGTCTATAGTATTCTTTTGTAAATCATCTAATGGTGGCATTAGAGCCTCATATTCCTTGTCTAGAATCTTAAGCTTTCTTATCTGTAAGAATTTATCGAATTCCTCTTTCTTAATAGTAATTGCCTTAACACGACCCTTGACTTTTACGACCTCATTCCTAAGCACAAGCTTTTGAACCATTTCAATCACCTTTCTTCTTACTCTGAAAAACCAGGTATCTATCATCAAGTTTCGGTTTTCCGTTTTCATCGAACTGGAGCTGGTCTTTGGGGATGAGGTAAACTTTTACGTCTGCCTTGACTTTAGCATCCAACTTCTTTTTCATATCTAAAAGTAAGGAAAAGAGAGTTATATGTTTTATAGTCATGACGTGAAGGTTATGGTTACGGTGAACGTACAACCCGATGAATTCGTACATTCACTACTGTTAAGTGTTGATGTCAGTATATTCTCCTGGACTCCGGCATATGAGCATGAAATAACAATCTGTGTAATTGAAACGACTTCATTCTGACCGTACGAAATACTCCCCGATGCTGTAAATTGACTGTCACTGGTAAGACTAAACGACAAACCGACAGACCCCGTCGATTGTTGGTTAGTAGCTTCGTTCGTTATTGTGTAGTATGCCGTAGCACTACATCCTAGGTTGATTCTTAAACCGGCGAACAAACCCTGTATAGCTTGCGTCACCAACGTACCTAAGTTTCCTGGTAAGTTTATACTAATGTTAAGCGTTATCACCACTATCAACGTCGTGTTAGCCGTCTTTTGCACGTTGTTCAACGTGACAGTAAGGATAGTGGTGTTATTAACAGCAATATTAAACGAGGTCGCGGTGTAAACAGCATCACTATCATCAAAGTAGTAATACGTATTTGTCAAAGGTACCAGCACATTAGCCCCATGTTTGTTATTGTTAGTGTCCAAGAAATAGAATGACACGCTACTGATGCCTGAGGTCATCGCCTCATAAACCAAGTATGCTAAATTGCTACTCATTACGACCCACTCACTGAATAATTAAGTGTCCCGCTATAAGAACCTGTCCCAACTTGTTCTATCGTGTAGGTCACTGCTACGTCGACTGGTGTAAAGTATGTGTATGACTCCGATGGAGGTGCGGTAGACGTGAATTGTAATTGAAGTGAGACACTGTCAGACAAAGAAGTACTAAACGGTATACCATACAAGAACTGAATAGCCTCAGTAATTGCGTCAGACAAAGAAGTTTGATATTTTATGCCGAACTGGAACTGAATTATTTCAGCTATGATGTCGGAAAAGTTGCTGAGTATGCCAGATATTACACCGAACTGTTCTATTAGTGTGTCAGTCAAAAAGTCATACGGAGGTATACATAGCTGTTCTGCAACATCAACAGTAGCCGTCACACCTATTTCATTTTGAGTAACACTTGATGACTCTGAAGGAGACGGTACTTGTGACGGGTTACAGAACGATATATTAGGTGGTAGTATGACAGCTGTAGCGTCGACAGACGGTACTATTTCAATCGTCTGACTCATCTGGTATATGTTTTCGAGTAACGTCACCGATACATTAACCGTCATATCTTGTGTAAACTCAGTTTGTAACGACTGTATCAACTTCATGAAGAAGTTAGCCGTGATGTCAAACGTGTCTTCGAACTGTTTAATACTGTTCTGGAAGTTGATATAACCAGATACCAATGTAGCCGTACCACCTCCTGGCGTACCCATCCCAATTATATCTTGGGCAAATACTCCAGTCACATTAGGTCTTTCAAGTTGCACTTCGATTTGTGAAGGAGTCAGCTGTTGTGTCTGAGGTGTCTGTATGTCACTTATGCTAGACTGTGCGACATTACGCTGTGGTAACTGAGTAGACGGCACTCCCATAGGAGATTGTACTTGTGGTTGAGATGGTCTTTGTACTGTCTGACTAGTCTGAGTAGTTGGGAATAACGACTGTAACAATGACTTCGTAAATATAGACACAAATGCTGATATAATCGGTGAACCAGCCATGAGCAACGCTTTATAAAACATACCTTTAGCACTGTTGCCAAAGAAGTACTAAACGGTATACCATACAAGAACTGAATAGCCTCAGTAATTGCGTCAGACAAAGAAGTTTGATATTTTATGCCGAACTGGAACTGAATTATTTCAGCTATGATGTCGGAAAAGTTGCTGAGTATGCCAGATATTACACCGAACTGTTCTATTAGTGTGTCAGTCAAAAAGTCATACGGAGGTATACATAGCTGTTCTGCAACATCAACAGTAGCCGTCACACCTATTTCATTTTGAGTAACACTTGATGACTCTGAAGGAGACGGTACTTGTGACGGGTTACAGAACGATATATTAGGTGGTAGTATGACAGCTGTAGCGTCGACAGACGGTACTATTTCAATCGTCTGACTCATCTGGTATATGTTTTCGAGTAACGTCACCGATACATTAACCGTCATATCTTGTGTAAACTCAGTTTGTAACGACTGTATCAACTTCATGAAGAAGTTAGCCGTGATGTCAAACGTGTCTTCGAACTGTTTAATACTGTTCTGGAAGTTGATATAACCAGATACCAATGTAGCCGTACCACCTCCTGGCGTACCCATCCCAATTATATCTTGGGCAAATACTCCAGTCACATTAGGTCTTTCAAGTTGCACTTCGATTTGTGAAGGAGTCAGCTGTTGTGTCTGAGGTGTCTGTATGTCACTTATGCTAGACTGTGCGACATTACGCTGTGGTAACTGAGTAGACGGCACTCCCATAGGAGATTGTACTTGTGGTTGAGATGGTCTTTGTACTGTCTGACTAGTCTGAGTAGTTGGGAATAACGACTGTAACAATGACTTCGTAAATATAGACACAAATGCTGATATAATCGGTGAACCAGCCATGAGCAACGCTTTATAAAACATACCTTTAGCACTGTTGCCAAAGAAGGGAGAGTTAGCTATACCGCTCACGATTTTAGGCATCATTTCCATGAAAGTATTATACGCTACTACGTCAGGAAAAGCTCCAGCAATACGCGACACCTCACTTGCTACTAGGTTTGGAACCATTGTGAGTAGGTTAGGTTGGTTGCCAGGGTCAGTAAATAACGAATTAAGGTAGTTAGACGCGTTTTCAAAGAACGTAGGCAAGTCAAGAAAGAAGTTACCTATTACGGTGAAGGCACTATATATGTCATTCATTACGTTTAACAGAAAGTTATACGAAGCTGTAAGGGCATTCTTAAAGTCATTTATAAAAGGTTGGACAAACGAAACTATACCGTTTATTGCCGACGTGACAGTATTATATATGTCACTTACGAATGCCTTTAAGTCATTCCATATTGTCGACAGTGCGTTAATTATAGTAGACCCTAATGTCTCAAGTCCGCGTTCGACGGGAGCCATAATAGTAGTAAGACCGTTTGCAATACGCTGTAAACCATCCCATAGGTACGTTCCAAATGCCTGTGCAAAGCCTATTAAAGCACCAGGTATGCTCTCGAAAAACGTCGCAAGCTCTGACGGTAGTTGTTGTAAGAACTTTGCAAATACATTGATTGACGTATTTATACCATTAGCTACACTTGTTATGTCTGACGTTACACCACTCGTAATAGCTGATAATCCTGAAAAGAATGCTTGACCAATGCTTAGTAGAAATGACATTACTCTTCTATTACATTAATTACAAGTGTCGGTATATATAGCTTAAAATATTGCACGGTGACGGATAATGACGTAGTGTATATAAAGTAGTTGTTATTTATGCCGTATAACAGAAATAACGAAATTGTAGGCGACTGTTGTGTATTAGTAAGGATATACGGTTGTGATATGGGATATGCCGTATTACCATTTATACCAGCTACTACGTAGTACTGTACACCTTGTAGTTGTAGTTGTTGTGTAGGCAATACATTAGAACTACCAGTTGACGTATGTATGTTAAGTATCTGTAATAACGTAGATAGTTGAGTATAGAGGAACGTATTTTGTGGCATTACGTTATACGGTATTAATGTAAGTGCGACTATGATATACGGTATGTTCAAACAAAGTAGGGGCTGGTAGTTATTAAGCTGTAATTGGAAGTTAAACGTAAACGAAAAGTTAGTACAACCAGGTATGTACAATACGTTATCCGAGTCAATTGTGACCACAGCGTCCCATGACACACGTATAAATGTATTTGCGTTCTTCGTAGTAGTACCTACTACAGCATACGCAATCATATACTCATTGTCAGCCCATAACTGTACCTCGTCAAACGTATAGGTATCATTCGTTTCGTCCGTCGCACTATACTCTAGTGTAAACGTCATATTGTTCAAGTTACATGATATCAAGTTATTTTGACACGTAGACGTATTAACAGTACTGAACTGTTCGTTATACGATATAAGTTTTGCTGGTATACGTGCTACTGCAACACCGTTGTTGACAAGTACGAAATACATATTTGACGGTGGTGTAAATGAAACCGTATAACCACTATATGGTGCTTTGTATGACTGACCTACTGTAAGTAACCCTTGCAATAAATACTTATACTCAGCTGACAAAGTGTTATGCTTACGTTTAGGCGGTACCCCCTTAACATCCCCGATACTAATACTAAAATGACTGTTAACTTTAACTTTCACTTACGGTCACCTCAAGTATGAAGTTTTCTCCTGATGGCAACAGTGCTAAAGGTATGTTTTATAAAGCGTTGCTCATGGCTGGTTCACCGATTATATCAGCATTTGTGAAGGAGTCAGCTGTTGTGTCTGAGGTGTCTGTATGTCACTTATGCTAGACTGTGCGACATTACGCTGTGGTAACTGAGTAGACGGCACTCCC